TTCTAACTAATTTTAAACTAAATAAACCGAATTTTTTAAAATCTGATAACGCTTTACGTTGTTCATTTTTTGAAAATAACTCGTTTAGTTCATCGTATAAATCTGTACTTCCTTTTTTTACAATACCACGACCATATAAAAGAGAATTATAAACGTTTATAACGCTTTCATTTGTAGGGCTTCCGTTGTATCTGTCAATTATATACTGATAAAAATTATTATTCTTACCATTTGTTACCCATTTACGACCTACATTCTCTTGTATATCTGGTGCAACGTAATTAGATAATTGAATTAGTGATATATTATTATTCATTTATGCTATAATTTTGTGGTACTTTGTCCGTAAAAAATATTTTATTCCTATGTAAAATAGGTGCTTCTCCTTTGCCGTAAACGTAAAATGAAAACTCGTCGCCCTCTACTCTATCATCTGTATATGTAATTTGTAACATATTACTGTTTGCTTGTATCTCTGCAACTGTTTTAGTGACTTCTAATGTAGATATAGCCTTTGTATTTTCGTTATAGAATTTAACATCATAGCGTACTGTTTCCTTTGCGTAATCTCTTAAAACAACGTTTATAAGTCTATCTCCTGTAAGTTTTAATACTCTCATACTTTATAACGCTAAAAAGTATGTTTTTGTTTAAAAAAAAATGCACCCTTTTACAGATGCATAATTTTTAATAGTAGATTTGAATACTATGGGTTAATATTAGTCGCACTTACTAGAGCTAATAAAGCCGTTATTGTTGCACTATCTAAAAATGGTGCTGGCGATGTTTCAGTAGCAGTAAACGTTCTATTATAACCGTTAAATTCAGATTTTGCACCACCTGATTGATTATCTCCTGTTACTACTGTACCGTCTGAAATTCCTTGCACTTTGTAAGAGCCATCTCTATATTGAACAACTACAATAGGTCGAGCCTTTGATATAACGTCTAACTCATTTGTAGAAGCTAAATCTTGTTTCTTTAAAACAACAGTTAAAACCTGCTCATAAGTAGTGTTATTAGTGTTTGCATCTGTTGTTACAGTTTCAACAAATGTATTACCATCTGCTAATAATTCATATTTATAAACGTCTGAAATTCCAGCGTCTATTGCAGTTCCTTCGCCTGCCGTAATAGTAAAAGAGTCCTCAACGTAATCGATTAGGAATATATTTTTTAAACCCCCAATGCTATCTCTACAAGGCTCTGTTCTACCTGATGTTAGTACACATGACATATTTTTTTATGTTTTTAAATAAAAAAGGTGGCAGCTTTGTAACTTACCACCTTTAATATGATTAATGTTTAATTAATTAGTTACCTGAATTTGTGATACCGTAAGTGATAACGTCAGCAGGATTTGCACATACAACTCCGTCTGCCCATTTCATAACGACATTAACGTTATCAGAACCATCTAAAGGTTGTTGGTCTATCACATCAACTCTTTGAGCATCTCCAGCTTCTCCAATACCGTAATAAAGGTTATCAGCGTAAGTTGCAAACATTACATCGTCAGACATTCCAGCACAGTGAATTAATGGCACTCCTTGGAAGTTTAATTCTGTTTTATCAACATTGTATCTGTCTAAATAACCTAATGCAGCCTGTGCAGCGATATAATGTTTAATAATGTTTGTACCTACTCTAATTGCAAAAGTTTCGTTAGAATATAATGCGCTATCAGCAGCATTTACTACTAATTGTAATTGAGCTATAACATTTGCAGCCGTTACAGTTGTACCTGCTATTTCGTATGCAGCTGGTTGTAATGCTTCATCTGTAAAGATAGTTTCAAAACCATCAAATTCTCCAACTGTTGCAGTTGCACCTTGCCAAATTGTTAACTCTCTATTTTGCGCTACATTTGAACCTACTAAACCGATAAGGTGTGAAGCGAATTCAGGTGCTAAACCTGACCAATAAGATGCACCCATTGGATCAAAAGTAGGTCTGTATTTTGATTTACATAATTTAAGGTTAACCTCTGCGCCCTCTACTGTTAAAACACGTTCAGCTCTTGTTACTGTTCCGATGTCTGTAAAGTCACATGAAGCGTTACCGATAATCCCTGACATATTTAATGTCGGTAAGTTCCATTTATAACGGATACCATCTTGAAAAGATACACCACCGTTAGTAATTGTTGTAGGTGCTAATAAAACGTTAGAGAAAAACTTTGATGCCGCTTCTCCTGCGTAGTTACTGCTAATTGTTTCTGTTGTTGCCATTTCTTAATTCTTTTTTTTTGATTAGTTCCAAAAGTTTTCAGACAAGTTTTTAAAAACTCTATCTTTTACACTTTCTCTTTTAGTTGATTGTTTGTTTAATTTTACTTCTGCTTTAGCTTCAGGAGAAACGCTAACGCTTTCCACTTCTGGCTGCTTGTTTAATTCAGCTTTTAAAGTTTCAATTTCTTTTTCTTTAACTTCATTTTGAGCCGTAAATTCAGCTTTTAAAGTTTCTAGTTTAGCATCTACATCTGTTGAGAATTGTGCTAGTACTTCTTTTAAAGCATCTTTTAATGCTTCAACATCTGATGCAGGCATCTCAGCTTTTACTTCTTCTTTTACTACTTCTTCTGCCATTGGCGCAGCTTCGTTGTTCGAAGCGAAAAAGGTTTTAACCCCATCAATTACATCAGTTACGATGCTTTTTTTTACTTCTTCTGTCATTTCTATATTTGTGTTTAAATTAATTCTATCCAATCCAAGGACTGCATCTATACTAAATCCTTTTATTTCGCCCTCTTTTACTTTATTCCAAATCTCGTCGTTATCAACTTTCATCATTGTAACCCATGTGCCTTTTTCATAAGTTTTGCCAAACGCATTAGACTTATCATTTTCAGGGTCTTGAACAGTCCACGCTTCTACAACACTCATTCCCTCTAGTTTTAATTCATGTTCTAAAGATGAGTTGTTGTTTTTTTGTTTTTTAAAGAAATTATGCGCTAACTTCTCAATAGTCTGTTCTGTAAAAGTTATATAGAACTCTTTGCCATCTACATTTCTATAAATCTTTTTGTTAGGGATTAATGCAGCACCTAACAATAGACGTTTATCTTCATCAACTTGTGCAAACTCTATTTTTTGAGGTTCCTCTGATAAAGCTATCCATAAATCTTGCATAGCAGGGTCGTTTACAACTGATAGAGCGTAAACCCCCTCGTTTTCATTTTCTTTAAATATTGCTTCGTAAACTGGTATCATAACATATAACGTTTTTTTAATTAATTTTGTTTAAAAAGATGGTTTAACCTAGCGTAACTGTATCGACAATATTACGGTCTAACTCTTGTTGTGTGGTTACATTACTTCCTACTACATAAGCCTGTATTGGTGCTTGTTGTTGTTGTAAAGATTGCGCTAATTGATTTGTGCCACTTGTACCAACAACGTTAAAAGATGGTGCAGATGCACCGCCACCTGATGCGTTAGCGTTTATGCTACCTCCACCATTTTGAGGGTTTATACTTTTTATTGCTGCAATATTTTTAGCTGCAACAATTCCTGCAAGTGTAGCTTGTACTATTGGATAGGCTGGAAAGAAAACAGAAATAGGAGAACTTTGAGCGGTTGTATAAGCATTTTGAACACCTTGAATACCGTTAATTGTTGCACTAGCAATAGCCATAGCCTTACCTATTTTACTATCTTTACCTGCTATTTGTGCTATTTGGTCAAAAGTATTGGAGGCATCACTTAACGCTTGTTGTTGAAGCATTCTTTTTAGTTTAGCTTCATCGTCTAATTGTTTTTTTCTTATCTCTGAATATTTTGCATCATTTACTGCTTGCTCTGCATCTTTTATATTTTTGTCATTTGATATAGCATCTAAAGCTGACTTGTTTAAATCTACTAATGCCTGTTTTTGCATAGCTTCCAATCCAAACAATTCTTCAAACTGTTTTTGTTTTTTTTGCAATTCCGCAGCTTGTTCTTCAGCAGTTAATGCTCTACCTAATGCGGTTTGTTTATCTCTTTTTACTGGCTCTGGCTCTTTAGGGTTATCAATATCAATTATCGCCTGATTAGTTTCTATTGCATCACCTTTTAGAGCGTTAATTTGAAGCCTTAAATCTGCTATTCTCTTACTTTCTTCTGGGTCTATAACATCATCTTTCTGTATTATTCCTGCTCTTATATTTAGCAATTGTTTAAACCAACCAACCTCTTTTGCTGCGCTTTCCTCTCTTAATAATTGAGCTTCTAATATTTTTATATCTTCGGCAATTATCTTTTTTTTCTCAATTAGTATTTCTTTTTGCTTTTTTAAAAGTTCGTCATTACTTATACCATTTGCCTCATTAAATTTCTTTTTTTTATCTAATAATTTTAATTCGCTATCAATTAAACTTAAATTTTGAGTTAACGCCGTATGTTGTTCTTCTAATGCTTCATTTGCACCTGTAATAAACTCGACAATTTCGTCCCAATAAGCAACAACTAAACCAAGCGCAACAACAAAAGCACCTATACCTGTTGCTATTAAAGCCGTTCTAGTTCCTTTTAATGAGAAATTAAATAACTTTGCAGCTTCATAAGTATCCTTTAATTTAGTTGCTAAACCACCTGTTAAACTATCAAGTATCGCAATAGCGCCACCATTAGAAGCTAAATCATCAACAGATGCGCCTGCTTTTTTTGCAGAACTACTAACATTCTTTTGCTCTTTATCAACCCTCTTTAATCCTGACTCTAGCTCATTTAAACCTTTTTCATCAAGCGTTGTTTTTAAATTTATAGTTTTATCTATTGCCATTTCTCTTACGTTGTTTCCAAGCCTTTTTAAAGCTTGTGGTTAGTTCAAATTTTCCTTTTGCTATGTCTATATTATTACTCTTATTGTAATAATCGTCTAATGACAATAATGTTA